AATGATCTTAAAAGAAGTTTGGTTGAAGTTGCTATTCAAAGGGCTGTTTCTGGGCTTGGTGATAGAGTAGGAGGATTTTTGGGTGATGTATTTAAAAATCTAGGCAAGAGAGCAAATGGTGGCCCTGTTTCTGCTGGTGGTGCTTTTGTTGTTGGTGAGAAAGGCCCAGAAATATTACAGATGGGTTCAAGAGGTGGGAATGTAATACCTAACAAAGATATTGGAGGCACAACTAATATTGTTAATGTTTCCGTAGATGCGTCTGGTAGTTCTGTTTCTGGAAGTCAAGCAGAAGGTCAGGCACTTGGACAATTGATTGCTGCTGTGGTACAAACTACATTAGTACAAGAACAAAGAGCAGGGGGGTTATTAAATAGGTAATGGCTGATTTTCCAAGTATTTCTCCTACATATGGGATGAGAAAAAAAAGCACACCAAGAGTAAGAGTTTCTAAACTTGGGGATGGTTATGAATTTAGAGCTTTATTTGGCCTTCCATTCTCTCAAGACCCAAAAGTATATGATCTTACTTTTAACGTGTCTGAGACTGAAGCAGATGTCATAGAAGCTTTTTTAAGAAGCAGGGTAAACGATCAGGCAAGCTTTACCTTCACCCCACCAGCGGAAGGCTTCACAAAAACAGGTACTTATTCGCAAAGCGGAACAACTGTGACTATTTCTATCACTTCACATGGAGTTGCAATAGGTGATGTTTTAACAATTGATTATACTTCGGGTTCTGCAACAGATGGTACTTTTGCTGTTGCCTCAGTTACCAGTGATGATGCTTTTACTGTTACGGCTGCTGCCAGTGCAACAAACTCAGGAAATGTTTCAATAACTCTTTCTGGTGCTGGACAGTTTGTATGTGATTCTTGGTCAAAACAAATTCCTTATAATAATAGAGCCGTTATTACAACAACTTTTAGAGAAGTCTTTGAACCATAATGGCTAATCCTGTTTCACAGTTACAAGAAATTGATAACAAGGCAGTTATCGAATTATTTTCTGTAGAATTAAAAGCTGGTGTACATTATACAAAAACTGCAAAAACAGCTACTTATTCCCAGTCAGGGCAAACTATAACTATTACTCTTAACTCACATGGTTTTTCAACTGGTTTAATTTTAAGTCTTGATTTTACATCTGGTAATGCCACAGATGGAATTTATACCATTCAGACAGTTGCAGATGCAAATACATTTACAGTTACAGCAACAGCTTCACAATCTACAAGCGGGAGCGTTTCTTTTAATATAAATGCCACAATAGCAAATCCTACTGTTTATTTATTTCATTCTGGTAATAACTTAAAAGATAATACTGATTTGATTTGGCAATCTAACACTTACACAAAGTTTCCATGTAGTGCTGAGGGTTTTGCATATTCAGGCAAGGGAAAACTTCCAAGACCTACATTAACTTTTTCTAATTTACTTGGAAACATTACAGCAATTATGCAACTTGTTAATGAAACTACAGCTTTTAGTGATCTGACAGGAGCAAAAGTTACACGCAGACGAACACTAGCAAGATTTTTAGATGAAGAAAACTTTCCATCAAATGTTAATCCATATAAAGTAGGTTCAGTTGATCCTACAGCAGAACTTCCAAGAGAAATATATTTTATTGAAAGAAAAGTTACTGAAAATAGAGATATTGTCCAATTTGAATTAGTTAGCACTTTTGATTTAATTGGAGTTGGCGCACCTAAAAAACTTGTTACAAGAGCCGATTTTCCTTTAGTCGGTACATTAACAAATTTTTAATTATGACTTGGAAAAATGATGCTGAAGAATATGCAAAACAAGAATCACCAAAAGAGGCTTGTGGTTTATTAACTGTAATTAATGGAGAAGAAAAATTTTGGCCTTGCAAAAATATTGCAGAGGGTCAACATCAATTTTTTGCATTAGACCCAGAAGATTGGGCAGATTGTGAAGATCAAGGAGGTGAAATTCTCGGTGTTATTCATAGTCACCCTAAAGGTTCTGCAAACGCATCTGAAGCTGATAAAGCATCATGTGAGCATTTAGGGTTCCCATATTTTATTTATAGTGTTGAACATACAAATTGGAATGAAATAAAACCTACAGGCTGGAAGCCACCTTCATTAATAGGCAGAACATGGGTATGGGGAAAACAAGATTGTTGGAGCCTTATTACAGATTATTTTCTGGAAAAAAAACAAATAAATTTAAAATACTGGGAAAGACCAAAAAGTATCAAATATTTTTGTGAGAATCCTTATTTTGAAAAAGTTTTAACTGGTTCTGGGTTTGTTGAAGTAAATAAAGATAAGCTACAGAAAGATGATATTTTACTTGTGGAGGGGGCATATAGAAAATTAAATCATGTAGCGTTATATTACGGTGAACAGTTAATACTTCATCATTCAGTAAAAAAATTAAGTTGTAGAGAATTATATGATCTAAAATATATTCAAGCTACAAAAAAGGTTTATAGATATGCAGCTTAAAAAAATAAAAGTATATGGTAAATTAAGAAAATTTTTAGGTCAATCAACATTTGAAGCTGCCGTAAAAACTCCTCAACAAGCCGTTAATTTTTTAAGAGCTAATTACGCTGGAATTGATAAACATATGAATGATCAATTTTACAAAATAAAAATTGGTGGTCATGCTGTAAATGGTGATTTATTAAATATGAGTGGGCAGGGTGATATTCAAATAATTCCTGTTGCTGTTGGTGCTGGTGGTTTTTTTGATTTTATTGGCGATGTAGTTGGTGGGGCAGTAAACCTTGTAACTGATGCTGTAAGCACAGCAGTGAATTTTGTTGCTAATAATGCTCTTTCGATAGGAGCTTCTCTTTTAACTGGCGGTGTAGGTGGTTTGTTAACTACCATTGGAACTTCTTTAGTGATTGATGGAGTTACATCTTTATTAAGTCCAAATAAACCAGCATCTTCTGTTTCTTCTGTCGGTGACACAGATCCAAATATTAGAGGCTCATATAATTTTGGAGGGATACAAAATATTAGTTCTAGTGGTGTTCCAGTACCAATTTTATATGGCCTTGTTTATTCTGGCTCAATTATTGTCAGTTCTGGAATAGATACTGCCCAGATAGTAAAGGAGATTTAATTTATGTTTGGTAATATATCTCAAGTTGCTATTGATCTTATAAAGAAAATTCAAGACCCTGATATGGTCGATGGTGGTCTTAGAAGTAAGCAATTTGCCACAGTAATTCATTTATTAGGATCAGGTGAAATTGATTCTATTTTTGATGAGGGTGGTTCTGGTACCAATACTTTCAGAAAAAATATTTTTTTAAATAACACACCTTTACAAAATGCAAATGGTGATGAAAATTTTCAAGATGTTGAAGTTTTTGTAAGAAATGGTGCTTCAGATCAAACCGCATTAAAAGAAATACCATCAATTCAAAACACTGTTCCTGTTGGTGTACAGGTCACTAATGATGCATCTGTTTCAAGAGCTACAAGTGCAACAGCGTTTGATCGCTTAAAGGTATCTTTACAGTTTCCATCTTTGCAAGAATTTAAAGATGATGGAGATATAGTTGGGGCTGAAGTAAAAATATCTATAAGAATAACTGAAAATGATGGCACAGTTCATAATTCAATAGTTGAAGATATAATTAACGGAAAAGCATCTAGCCCTTATGTAAAAGATTATGAGATAAAATTTAATGATACAAGTCAAATAAGTTATCCATTAACTATTACAGTAATTAGAAATACAGAAGATTCTACAGAATCAAAATTACAAAACTCATCAAATTTTTTATCATTTACAGAAATTATTACAGATAATAGAGCCTATCAGGGGTTTGCCTATGTAGCAATAAGATTTAATGCACAAGAATTTCAATCTTTTCCATCAGTAAAATTTCGGGTCAAGGGAACCAAGATAAAGATACCCCATAATTCGACTGTTAGGGCTGATGGTTCTTTGAGTTATAGTGGAAATTTTAACGGCACATTTAAAACAAATAAAGAATGGAGTTCAGACCCAGCATGGATTTTATATGATCTATTAACTACTGACAAAGCGTTTGGTGGTACTGATGGTCTTATTGAAGAGGATTCTTTAGATGTTTTTAGCTTTTTCTCTGCTAGTCAATATGCAAGTGAACAAATAACTGATCCTATAACAGGTACAACGGAGGCACGTTTCTCAACAAACATTATCTTAAATCAAAAACAAGACGCATATACCTTAATAAATGATCTTTGTTCTGTAATGAACGCGATGCCTTTTTATGGTGTTGGAACATTACAAATCTCACAAGATAGACCAACTGACATTTCAACTAATACTTCAGATCCACAATATTTATTCACAAATGCAAATGTTACAGCAAATGGGTTTACTTATCAAGGATCAGGGCAAAGAACAAAATTCACTGAAGTTGAAGTTTCATATTTTGATAATGACACACAAGAAATTAATTATGAATTAATTACTACAGATCAAATTACAGCTTTATCTGACGCTGTTTCTAAATTTGGAAGAACAAGAAAAACTCTAAAATCCTTTGCCTGTACTTCCAGAGGGCAAGCAAATAGATTAGGTCGGTGGTTTTTGTACTCAAATTTAAGGGAGTGTGAGGTGGTGAATTTTACAACAACTCTTGAAGCTGGTGTAATTGTTAGACCTTCTACAATTATTGGCATAGCTGATTCAATGAGGGCTGGGGTTCGTAGAGGTGGTCGTATTAACACAGGTGTTTCTACAACACAAATTATTGTTGATGATGCTAATAATACTGATTTAACAACGGAAAACGCAGCAACACTTTCTGTTGTTTTACCTGACGGCTCGATGGAGTCTAGATCTATAAGTACTATATCTGACAAAACTATAACTGTATCCTCTGCATTTTCAGCCGTACCACAAGCAAACAGTATTTGGGCTATTGAAAATACATCTGTTGAATTTCAGACATATAGAGTTTTATCTGTCACTGAACAAAACAAATTTGAATATGGAATCGTTGCAACAATACATGACACAAATAAATATGCACAAGTAGAAGATACAACTGTTGCTGCTGATCCTAGAGTTATAACCACTCTTATTGATGAAAAACCTTCACCATCAAATTTAACCGCTGTGGAGCAAATTGTTGTTTTAAATAATCGTGCAGTTTCTAAAATATTTGTTTCTTGGCAACCAGTTTTGGGTGTTAAAGAATATCTTGTTGAGTTTCAATATGAAAAAGATAATCCAGAAAGAACAAGAGTAGCAAGACCAAGTTTTGAACTTTTTGAATCTCGTTTAGGTTCTTACACTTTTAAAGTAAAATCATATAATTCTTTAGGAGTTCTAAGTGCTACAACTTCAAATGTAGAAATTCAAGCGGTTGGTAAAACTGAAAAACCAGAGGATCCCACAGGATTAACTTCAGAACCAGTGTCAGATAGTTTTATAAAATTACGTTTCAATCCTTCTACTTCTGTAGACGTGACTCATGGGGGAGCAGTGTCGGTCAGACATACTTCGGACGCTTCAACTAATGCAAGTTTTGCTAATTCAGTGGATATAATTCAACAATTGGCTGGTAATATCAGCGAAACACTTGTGCCAGCTTTAACTGGGACATATTCAATAAAATTCATTGATGATGGCGGCCGCAGATCAGAAAATGCGGCAAAAATAATTGTAACCAAACCAGACCCGCAGCCAAATCAAATTATTGTTACAAAACGAGAAGATCAAACCACACCAAAATTTAATGGTACAAGGGTTAGAACTGTATTCAGCAATGAATTTAATGGGCTTGTTTTAGATGGAACTGAGTTTTTTGATAATGTTACCGATGTTGATTCAATAGCAAATTTTGATTTTTTAGGGACTGGAATTGCTTCACAAGGTTTTTATACATTTGTTGATGACTTAGATTTAGGTGCTGTCTTTAATTTATCTTTAGAACGTCATTTTAAAACGGCTGCAATTGTTGTTTCTGATTTATGGGATTCAAGAGTACAACTGGTAGATAATATGCCAGATTGGGATGGCACTATTGCAGAAGATGTTGGGGCAAAATTACAGGTATCATCTTGTCAAGGTGTGGCCGATGCCTCTTTATCAGCTTCATATAGTCAAACACAAGATTTAATTACTATCACAAAAAGTTCTCATGGTGCTGCTGTCAATGAACAAATTTTAACTAATTTTACAAGCGGATCTGCAACAAATGGGTTTTTAAAAGTAGTTTCAATTACAAGCACAGATATTTTTGTAGTTGAAGCTGTAAGACAGATTGCAGAATATGAAATTGTTAATGCTTCTACAGGTGAAATACGAATTTTTACAGATGGCAATCATGGTGGATTAGTTGCTAATGATACTGTCAAACTTGTATTTAATACTGGAACTGCTGTGAGTGGTGATTATGTTGTTGGTGCAACTCAATCTTTGGGAGTTGTTTCTATAACTACATCAACAAATAATTCAGTAACAAAGGGAACTGTTGAATTTATAAAAATTAAAGATAATTCTGGAAATAATGTTACCACTAGCGGAAGCTGTAATATTTCAAGTCCCTTTTCAACATTTAATACTTTTGCAAATGGTGAATTTACTGCCAGAGGTTTTAGATTTAGGGCTGAACTTTTTTCTAATGATTCGGATCAAAATATTGAGATTGATCAGTTAGGTTATACAGCAAGTATGAAAAGACGAACCGAAACTGTAAATACAGCTATTGCAAGTGCTTGTGCAACAAACAATTCTGCAAAAACAGTAAGCTTTGGAAATGCTTTTTATACAGGAACTTCTGTTTTAAATTCCTCAACTTCTGCATTTTTACCAACAATAGGAATAACTCTTGAAGGTGCTGTATCAGGTGATTATTTTAAAATTACATCTGTTACAGGAAATCAGTTTGTTATAGAAACAAGAGATTCTAGCAATAATTTTAAAGATTTAAATTTTAAATATACAGCAGTTGGCTTTGGAAAAGGTGTTTAATTTATGTTATTAAGGTATTCTATAATTAAATAAAAAAGTGATGTAATGACTAATCAAAATGATTTTATAATAGATAACGGAACAGGTTTAGCAGTGCGTCAAGATATACAAGATGCTTTACAAGCATTAGCGGGTTTAAGTAGTGGTGATACTGCTCCTTCAACCACCTACGCATTTCAGTTATATGCAAATACAACTACAGATATGCTTCAAATTCGTAATGCCGCAAACTCAGCTTTTATAGATTTGATTCAACTTGACGGTACGTTTACATTAGAAGATGGATCTGCCAGCACCCCCGCATTAGCCGCAAGAAATGATTTAAACACAGGAGTGTTTTTTAGTGCTGCTGATAAATTTAATATTGCTGCTGGTGGTGTTGAAAGAGTTGAATTTGGATCTACAACAATATTTAATGATGGTGGTAATGATGTAGATTTTGTAATTGAAGGTGATAGTGATACCGTTTTGTTTTATGTAGATGCGGGTAATAATCGAATTGGAATTAATGAATCATCACCAGATCGTAAATTAACAATTAGAGATGCTTCATTCCCCGCTATAAGAATAAAAAATAGCAGCACATCTATTGCAAACGGAACAAATATTGGAGGAATTGAATTTTCACATCTTGACTCCTCCTCTTCTGGTTTAGCAGCAGGCATACTCGCTGAAATGGGAAATACATCGACAGGTGCTTTAAATTTAGTTTTTAAAACAGGAACTGGAACATCAACTTATGCAGAAACAATGCGTCTTACAAAAGATGGTCATTTAATAGTTGGTGGTCATACAACCGATATTCACTCAGGAGAAGGTGCGGAAATACAATCTGTTTCTACAGTTGGTGCTGGAATTACTTTTGCTCGAAATGATACAACTGTAAGTAACGGGTCAAATCTTGGAATTATAAGAGTATATGGAAATGATTCTGATGGTACTTTTGAAGAATGTGCAAAGATAGAATTTCAAGCAGATTTAAATCATGGCACAGGAGACAAACCAACAGCAATAGTATTTAGCACAACACCAGATGGGGCAAATTCACCTACAGAAAAATTTAGAGTTAAAAGCGGTGGCGATTGTCAATTAGCTGATGGGAATTTAATATTTGCTAGTGGTCATGGTATAAACTTTGCTGCAACTGCTGATAGTAGTGGTTCAATGTCAAGCGAATTGCTTAACGACTATGAAGAGGGCACTTGGACACCTACAGTTGGTTCTCCATCTGGTATAACTTTAACCAAAGCAAATGGACAATATAGAAAAATTGGTAATCAGGTTTTTGCTTCATTTGAAGTAACTTTTCCCTCAACAAGTGGAACTGGTCATCTTATTTTAACTGGTTTACCTTTTACTTCAGGTAACTCTAGTCAATCAAATTGTGGTGGTGTTGCGAAAGATTATCAAACTACAGTTGATACAGCAGATGGGCCTATTTACCATATCCCTCAAAATAATACACAAATACAGTTCTATAGGGATTCTGGTCAAAACATGCTTATAGGTAATGTATCTGGTGGTAATTTTAGAGGTGTTGCAATTTATTTGACTGATTAGACCGAAGCTAAGTCTATAAACTAAGCCTAAATCTGTTTTAATCGGAGATTAATCCTAATGGCACTTACAGAATCAACAGAATACGACAAAATAGAGGTCGTGGGCATATATAAGCATGTGCAAATAAGAAAGGCATTAGTCATTAAGAAAGATGGCAAAGAAATGGCAAGATCTTATGAAAGATATGTTCTACACGCAGGTAATTTAGATGCCTCTGATAATTTAGTGGATACTGATTTATCGGCACAGCCAGCAGAAGTTTCAGCAGTTTGCAACGCGGTTTGGACTACTGATGTAAAATCTGCATGGAAAGCTAAACTAATATCAGATAAAACTCCTTAAAATTATGTCAAAGCAAAAACGTATAGATCAGCTAAAGCTAGAAATGCAAATTGCAGTTGATGAACACAACAAAATTCAAGAAAAAATTAAAGAGTTAGTTTTGGGTCGTGATGCTTTAAAAATGAAGGCATACGGCTGTGAAGAAAGAATTAAAGAATTACAAATGTTAGAAACTGAAGCAGAGGCAACAACTGTACAAACTGACTCTTAATTATTGAATTTAATTTAAAAACGATTATTATTGAGCTTTATTCTTTTTAATAATGCTTAAAAAAGTATTAACAATAGCTGCTGCTTCAGCTTTTTCTAGTCCATGCTTTGCAGGGTTCTACTTATCAGTAGAAAACAATGGCTCTTACACAGGGAAAAATTTTACAGGAAGCGGAACGGATCTGCATCTTGGCTATGAGAATGGTAATGCCTTTGGTAACTACTACATTCAAGGTGGAGCGTATCTTAACAACCCAGATAATGCAGACTCAGAAACAAACTTCTCTGGTAAAGTTGGTGGTTCTGTGATTGCATCAAAGAATATTGATGTTTATGGAGAGTTTTCTATCGTTACAGATACAGTCAATTCTTATGGAACGAAGCTTGGTTTGAAGTATAAGTTTTAGTCATCATAGATAAAACCAAGTAACAGGGTATGACAGTTGGCAGTATTAGGAGCATAGATATAATACTTACATGACCTATCGCTTTTAGTATTGCCTGTTTTACCATGACTTTTTCCAAAATTGCAAATATATTGTCAATTATCTCATTTGTGATGGTTACTGCAATG